GCTGGCGTGTTGAACACCGCGCTTGTTATGGCGTGCTTCCGTGACGGTCTTCCTGCGACTTAAGCGGAAGGTGGGTTCCCTTATGGATCGAATCCAGAAGGTCTTGCACACAATGTGTAAGAGAGTGGCCACCCCTCTGGCCCATCACGTGAGTGATTTGGCTAGTAGGGGCATGTGGCTCGAGTTGCAACGACTCGAGATCGACCCAACCGGGTACACGGACAGTCACACGTACTGGTGCGACGCTATGTGCGTCGACCTTATTCGTAAAGCTGCCCTGCCAGGTTCGGATACGGAATTAGCCGCAGTTGATAAGTTCCTTGAAACGGAACGCGATTGCTGGCGAACTAATCAGAGGGTGCGTAACCTGCAAAGGAAACACGTGTCTGAGATGACACAACCGGAGCAGGCCGCCTTGGACATCCTCGTCCAATGGAGGGAAAAAATACGTATCGTTATGGGAAGGATTCCTGAGTCGATAGAACCGCGCTTTTCCACAGGCGCTACCACGACACACGGCCGAGACGAAGCAACAATACTGGACAAATTGTCCATGACACCTGAGTTTTACCAGCACGGGGTCCTCACAACCAACCACCTCACAGGTGGCACGTTGTGGGAGAAGGCATGGCATGAGACGGGTACCTACCCGCGCCCATGCCGCGCCAACGACTACTTTGTAGTCCCCAAGAACGGCCTTACGGGCCGTTCGTGCTGCAAGGAAGCACCCATCAACCTGGCTTTCCAGTTAGGTGTGGGAAATGTCTTCCGAAGGCGTCTCATGAAAACGCTTCAAATCGATCTAAATCATGGAGCTGAGCTTCACAGACGGAGGGCTCGCGAGAGCTCTCTTAACGGTGAAGCCGCTACACTGGACATGTCCAGTGCCAGCGATCGCTGGGCCAGGGAACTGGTTAGGTATCTTCTCTCCTTCGGGGGTTGGGGTACACTCCTTGATGATTTACGAGCCACGCACACGTCCTTTGGTGGGAAGAATCTCTACCTGGAGAAATTCTCGTCCATGGGCAATGGCTTCACATTTGAACTGGAACGTTAAGACCGCCAAGAAGCAAAATTAATCATAAAATATCAATGGTGAATGAGTCAACAAAAGTGGAAAAATGATTAACGGTACCATCAGCGGCGTACTCTAACGGAATCCAATAAGAAAATCCG